CCTGTCAGCACCAGCACGTACGGAAATAAAATGCCATACAACAGCAAGATTGCATTCTAGATGCGTGCCCTCGATGACATCTTGATCGGTTTTTTCATTTTCTTCGCCATCGACCGCGCCATTCGCCTCTTCAGTAACGCGGTCGTCGAGCCATGGGCCAGGACCAAGACGGGCGACGAGCACAGGGTAGAAAACTGGAAATTGGGTACAGAATTCCTTTTACTTTTAGCAGCTGTATTTATCGTCTTCAAGATGCGTCGGTTCATCGGGAACCTAAACAAAGCTTAGAGACGTCGAGACCTTAATTTACAATGAATAAGTTTCGTGATGAAACTGCTGAACTGTGCAAACAGAAAGGGTGGGACAAAGCTCCAGTAAGCATCGTATGGATGTTACTGAACGAGGAGATGGGTGAATTAGCCTCGAGTATTAGACAGAATCAGAGAATTTACAAAAAGACAGGTCTCAAGAAGGACCGGGGGACTGATATAATGATGGAAATGGGTGACGTGTTCAGTTATCTCTTCCAGTTGGCCCATATGCTGAACGTAGACATGGACACGATGTGGGAGCTTCACCGACAAAAGGTCCAGACTAAGGTTTATGCAGGAGGAACTAAAAATAATATAAGCGTATGTTAAGATGGCTACGGCCGCTATGGCGTGTGATGACTTGAGCATCAATCGCTTCAACCCATACACGTGGTCCGGAACCTTCGGTGTCTATTCCGACGGGTTCCCGAGCACGATTCCCATCGATGGATCTTACACCACTGAAATCAGTGAGGAGCCCACTGTTTATATGGATCCTCTCGCAGGTACCGAGGACCCTAACATGAACCTGTCAGGGCCCATGTATTTAAAGACGGCTGATTCAAGCCCGGCGCCTTTCCGTGGGTTCCCAGCGCGTAAGAACGAGTTCCCAGACGGCACGGTGACGTGGATGCGCCCAGGCCAACCATGGAGCTGGATGGGTGGTCACCGTGCGCCTGACGACACGTGGACTATGATCATCGGTGGGCAGAATAACATGTTGATTTGGCTCGTCCTTATAGCCCTGGTTGTATACCTGTTTTCGCGCCTCAAAAAGTAGAAACCTTTGGAGCCACTACCTTGACTAATTTCTTTGATAAATTCTCCTTTTCAATTTTCGACCGTTCATCCAGCTTGGGACAAAAATGAATCTCCAGCTGTATGCACTTGGCACAAAAATTTTCCGCACACTCACGACACTTGAGAAACCGGTTCTTGTGTGTGCACCCCATGATCAATGAGCGTGGGTCCTTCTTAAGTACTTAGAGATTTATGGGCCCTTTACACTAGGATGAGGGTCGCATCTTTTTTTTCAGGATGCGGAGGTCTAGACTATGGGTTTCACGATAACCCAAATTTTACGCACGTATATGTCAACGACTTTGACAAGGACGCGTGTGACACTTATGAATTAAATTTCAAAATTAAACCACACTGTGGTGACATAAAACAGATTACCGAGGTTCCAGACTGCGATCTCATGATAGGTGGGTTTCCATGCCAGGGCTTCTCAATGGCCAACCCGTACAGGACTCCTGAAGATTCGAGAAACCAGCTCTACGAAGAGCTCGTCAGAATTCTGCGCATGAAAAGGCCATCCTACTTTTTGTTTGAAAATGTGAAGGGGCTCATGAATATGGGGGGATACGATACACCTGTGGACAAGAAAAACAAGATGGGCCGGATTATGAAGATGATTATAGAAGACCTGACGCAGTGCGGGTACAAGGTGAAGTGGCGCCTCTTCAAAATCAAAGACTACGAGGTGCCGCAAAAACGGGAGCGCGTGATTTTCATGGGGGTCCGGAATGACATTAACTATGAGCCCAAGTGGCCAGAGCCTGTAGGGACGGTGCTTACGCTGAGAAATGCAATCGGTGATTTGCCTATTACATATGATGCGTCAATTCAGCACGTGGGGACGGCTCATAAATGCCGTTTGACGGGTTACCTTGGGAACCGTCAACTCAACTGGAATGACTCTGCACCAACAATCACTGGCCGCGGCGGTGGTAGTGGTGGGCCGGTGATTCACAACCACCCAAGCATGGAGAGGCGCTTGACGGTTCGCGAGTGCGCCAGGATCCAGACCTTCCCAGACTCGTTCGTGTTCAAGGGATCTGTGTCGTCGATGTATCGACAGATTGGGAATGCGGTGCCGTGCCGGTTTTCTGTTCATCTCGCAAAGATGCTCGAAGGAGCTCCAGTTGCCTAGTGAGCATCTCAATCTTCATCTCCGTCGTCATCACATGGGCCTTTTCGCCCTCGTTGCACTGTGAGCACAGCGTCTCGAAGTCGTCCTCGGTGTACTTGGCCTTGCGCTCTAATGTGAACGGGACCAAGTGGCCGACGTGGAGCTTCACGATTTTGTCTGGAAATTGGTGATGGGGTTGACCAGCAACCGCCCCGCAACGACGGCAGGTGGAATTGTCACGACGGAAAACCCTGTCGGCAATCTTTTTATCGACACCCCTACCGACCGTCGCCACCTTGTCCGCCGTCATCAAACACCACTGCTCATGCGTCAGGCCAATAGTCTTTCCTAGCTCGTCTTCATAGTTCACGAGGCCTTTGTATCCCATAGAGTCGCGAATTTCGTACCACCGTCTTGATTTATGAACCATATCTGGTGTCGTTCCAGGGATGCGTATAAGCAAAGGGCTCTTGATGGGGCGTCCGACCACCGTCATCAAGAACTCCAACACGTTTTTAGCATAACCTTGTTTTTTGGTGCGTTGCGAAATCCAGTCGTCAATTTCCCGTTCAGTCACCTCGGGGCCGAGTTGAAACATCTTTAGTTGGGCCCATCATCCATAATCTGACACTCTGCCGGACAGAACACATTTTCTCGAGTGTCGTCCGGTACTATTTCACACAACCCGTGGGCCCGCCCCTTGACTATGCGGTCCCAAACCTCTTTCATCGCGGGTAGATTTTTCTGGAACCATTCGCGGTCACGCTTGACCCGTACGACCACGAACTCTTCAGCCTTCTTTCCGTCCTCACTAGCAGGTCGAAACTGAATAAAGTCGCATTCCTCAAGGTCTGTAATCTCGAGCTGAAGCTGAACTTGAGGCCAATAGTGCTTGGGCACCTTTGGTTCAATCTTGCGTGTCAAAGGGCACTTTATCTCAATAAGGAGACCATCCTCGGTGACGCCATCAGGTGAAGCCCCGAGCCACTCGTACTGACGGTGCTGAACCAGTCCAATTTCATGGGATTTCCGACCTGTACGTTGATCGTATAGGTCACGGACGAGCGGTTCGAGTGCGGTGCCGTGCGCCGTGGCTGCATTTCCGGCCCACTTGGTCCTGAGTACTTTTTTCTTCACGAGAGAATCGGGGGTTTCAAAATGGTTTTCCCCAAGGGCACTTGCCACGTCACTTGCCGTGATCATATTGTCACGGAGTGCTAACCATTCCTCCGATCTTTGTTCGGCGTATTCAGCCGCAAGGAGCTCCCGTGCCCTCTCCACTACGCTCACGCTTCGGAGGTCCATTCTTGTTTTTAAATCGAGGATCCGTCTTAAGTACAATTTCAGCCGCATTCTGTTCAGCTTGTTTCTTTGTGAGTGCGAAACCTGCACCACATTCCATACCGTCAACCAGAACTGTGATGAAAAACTGGCCGTTTGTTTGACCGTCCACACGGTACTCCGGAAGGGGGTACCTGAGAGCCTGGCACCAACGCATGAGCTGGTCCTTGTAGTTATCGTCGACCAGGGAGGTTTGGACTTTGGTAAAAGCCTCGAGCACAAACTGCTTGGCATGAATCATACCGAGATCAAGATAGATCGCACCTACAAGAGCCTCGAAGACATCCTCCATTATGTGCTCATTGTTATTCCATCCGTTTCGCTCCCCCTTTTCATCCATCAAAATCAGCTTGTCGAGTCCAAGTGTCTTTGAGATTTCGCAGAGGGTCTTGCCTCGGACCATCTTTGTACGGGCCTTGGTCAGGAACCCCTCCTGGTGCTTTTCATATTGGTCAAATAGGTGTTTTGTGATTATAAATCCAAGGACCGAGTCGCCCATGAACTCCAGAGTTTCGTACGAACCAGTCAGTCCTGAGTAGCGCTTCAGTGCTGACTTGTGCGTAAAGGCCCGGCGATACAAATTTAGATCCTTAATTTTCGTCCCGACTAGAGCGTTCAGGTTTTCACGTGAAAGCTCGGGTGGGGAGACGGTCTCCATTTTAGTTTGTATTACATTACACTGATACTTTTAAGCCTCCTTCTCAACGGATCAGGTGATCGGACAACCTAAGCAGTGGGCTTGGCCACCTTTGGGCGAGACTTCTTCTCCTTGGGAGGGGCGTCAGCTGGAGTATCCGCCTTTGGCTTCTTCTCACGAGGCTTCTTCTCAGTCGCCTCCTTAATGTAGTGGGGGTTAATGTACTTCTGGATGTTCAGGAAGGTGATCTGGGTGCCCTCTGGTGGCTGCAGCAGGTCCTTCAGGGTCGCATCCAGGCTGATATTCTGACCCGCCTTCAGGCCCTTCTCGGTCACGTAAGTGTTGATACGAGCGGTCACTTGGGACCGAGAGATCTTCTCATCGGCCGCCAGACCCAGGAAGGTCCGCAGCTTGTCGGTCACGTTCAGGGGCTTGTTGAAGCCGTTGTTCTGGGAACGGGCAGCCTGCTTCTCACCCGTTGGGTCCTCGAAGTGCTGACGAATCTTACGGACATCCTTGCGCAGAGCCTTCAGCTCCTTAGCGAGTAGCTCGAGGGTAACTGGAGCGTCGGTGGCCATTTCTACTATACATATGAGCCCCATCTTTAAGCCAGAGATGCGATAGCCAAAAACACGATGATCAACATCAAAAGTGGAATCATCATTCTTTCCCAGACGGCCTGATACTTCGTTTCAGGTGGCGAGTAATCAGCCGAATCTTTAACTCTTGTAGGTTCGTCGCTTGTGGCCAAGTTCACGCCAAATCCAGGAGGAAGTGCCGTCCCAGACGATGCTCTAAATTCATTCTGAAATTGAAGAATAGACGGCATGTCTGGGTTGATGTTGCACCGCGGAACGCAGCATCCAGAATCGCATGGAGATAACAGACCGTTCTGACGGTTTATGTACGCACAGACCTGTGACCCGGGATCGACTGGGTTCGAGAGGCATTGACACCCTTTACCTATCAGTTCGGAAGAGCAGTAACTCATCTACTATTAAAGAGGAAATTAGTTCATAATATAAATGGAGTACGCGACACCTCAGAAGCTTCCAGACGGCCGCTACTTTCTGAAGATTACAGGGGCCCGTCATCAGGTGAACGGTCTGATTATCCAGGATTCCTTCGCTTCCAAGTCAGTCAACTTCAAGACTGGTGGTTGCAATATTTTCTCCGAAATTGATGAGCAGATCTTGGCTCAGGCCAAGTTGTCCAAGCAGGAGTGGTTTGGTAAGGACCTGAGTGACGAGACCATCCAGAACGCGTGGCAGGAGAGCGTCACTGACGGCGTTCTGGGCGCCTCTCTGGCGACAGTCAAGGGTCAGGTGGTGACTGTTGCGTTCGACACGCGCAAGAATCCAGTGGAGCTCCAGGATATCCAGCCCGAGACGTCGTGTGACGTGGTCCTTGAGCTGTCAGGTCTCTGGTTCCTGAAGAAGTCGTTCGGTCCCATCTGGCGCGTACTCCAGGTGCGTGTCCGCGCCCCGCCCAAGGTTTCGGAGTTCCCCAAGGATTATCTTTTCTCGGACGAGCCGGTCGATGAGGTAGAGGATGACCCGGCCGACTACCTCGACTAGCTCCAGTCGATCGCTTCCGCCCAGCCCAAAAAAATTATTGGTAACTTATAATAATATGGATCGCAAGGGACTGGCAATTCTGCTCCTGCTGGTAGTCATTCTTTTCCTGCTGTTCGCCCCCAAGACCAGTGGCTTCCACCCTGCCAAGAACGGCGCCATCAGTGGCGCCAATTTGGAACCAACCACCGCCGCCGCCGTCCCCGGCACTTCGTATACGGGAGATGATGTGTCGTCGGCCAGTCTGATCCCCCGCGAGGTTGTTCAGACC